TGGTGTAGTTGTGCTGATACCCCGCACGGATGCGATACGGGGGTGGGGATAGCTGCGATGGCAGTTCAATCGCTCGCACCGACTTTGCCGTGTATTCGTTCAGGGCCGCCGCTGGGTTGGTCGATAGTGACGCGGCGCGAAGAACCAAGACCTTAGACTTGCCATCCCGGCCCACAATCAGCTTTGCGGCAAATGATGACAGCACGTAAGCCACCGCAGCCCGTGCCGTCATTCCGGACGCGGCCGCCATGTAGATACCGCCGTTGTAGGGATACGCCGTCGCCGCATCGCTGTAAGAGGTGGTGTTCATGAAAACGGACGGAACGCCAGCATCTTCGGATTGAAGGTAGCGAGCGATGCTGGATAGGTTCGTGATGTTGCCGGCGGTGGGGAACTGGCCGGTTGCGGTTAGTGTGATCTGTCCCACAGGCCGACTGCCAAGCTGGAACAAACCCCGGCTGTTGTCGGTTCGGTATTGGCCCGCGTTCGTCGTGCCGGTGTATAGGTTCGTCGTATTGGCCTGGAACACGATGCCAGATGCGCCGGTCGCGCCGCGCTCATACAAAGCAACAACCGTTCCGGCTGCGTCGTTGTATTGATAGATCAGGTTGGTCGGGTCGATCAGAACCGGCGCGATGTTGTAAGCCTTGCCCCGCAATTTCGGCAGGGTGACGCCGGCAATCTCGGCCGTCCCGTCATAGGTCCCGGTGCCGCCATACACTGCCGACTGGATCGGCCGCTCTAGCCAATATGAGATATCCCTAATGGGTATCACCACCGAGTTATCCGCCGCGATCCAGGTTCCTGCCACGCCGGTAAACACGGTTTCGAGGGACGCCAGCGCGGGCGATGTCCAGATGTGGCGCGCGGTGTAGAGGCGTTCCATGTCCCGCGTGGACGCGCCCGGCGTCGAGACCGGCGGGAGGATCACGGACGTTGCCGTCGCGGCTTTCTCCAACTGCGGGGCGCCGATGCGGATCGTAATGTCGATCGTGGCGCCGTTGGTCACGGCGAACAGGACGCGGCTGCGAATGTGGGTGTTGTTCGCCGTGGTGATCGTGCGGGTGACCGTGGTCCGCTGTGTATACAGATCGGCACTGGTGGCGGTGAACGCTTGGCTTGTGGACGGCGTGGATGATCCGCCCGTCTCAATCACGTTGAGGTTGGTGGTGACGCCCGTGTAGCCGCCAGCAATCAGCTTGCGATAGATCGAGGCTGTCCATGTCTCTCCGACCGTCGCGGCAATGGTTGTCGTGGTGATGAAGATGACTTCAAACGTCGCGCCCGATGACGCCGTGCCGGCTAGTTTGAAGTCTATGTAAGGGATGCCGTCGTCTGTCCCGATCGCAACGATGGTGCGAGTGATCCCGCTTCCAGATGCGGAAATGATCCATCCCGTGGGTTGCGTGCCGGGCGATCCCGTTACGCCACCCACGGCCCTTGGATTCGGTATGGAGTTGGTAGACGCCGCCTCATTGAGAAGCGTCCGCGTGCCCGTGGAATAGTCCCATCGGGTCACTCCGGCCGCCGCTTCCTGCAACACGCCGTCAACGTCGACATACCATCCCTTGGTTTGCCGGTTGGAGCGATACCCGTCAAACGCCTCCTGTGTTTTGACGCCGCGCTTGATCGTTACGTTTTGCGCGTCGATGGTCCACGAACGGAGCAGCGAGGATGTGGCATCGTCCGTGTCTGAGACTTCAAGCGATCCGAACGACCATGAACCGGCGCCGTCACCCGGCGGGAGGGGGATTTGCCGGTCAGTGCCGAACGACGCGGCGATCTTGGGCGGGTAGACTCGAACGCCGCCCGCATCTGTGGATTTCGTGGTGTAGCCGTCATCCGACAGATACAGCGTCCCAGTCGTCTCGGTTGGTTCCACGTCCATGGAAATGGAACCCCACGGCACGGCACCCCATGCAAACTCATATTCTTGCGTATTGCCGGACGGTTGGAAAATGTCCACCGTCGCAACGAAAAACGACTTGGTGGTCATGCCGCCGGCCGCATGGCTTGCAAGCGGGTCTCGGCTAGGATGGCGTCGAGCTTCTCAACCATCTGTTCAATCAGCCCGCCCAACACCGCCGTTTGTTGCGCCTCCGACGCGCGGATGGCAGCCGCGACGATATCCTCGGGAGACTGCGATACCGCGCCGCGAAGCACCGCTTGCACCGATGCAAAGTCCGTTGCGTATTGCTGGCCGGACCCGAATAGGTTCCGCGACGATCCTAGAAGCTGATCCGCCGCCGCTGGTAGCTGCGAGAGGGCGTTGAAGTCGCCTTCCCCCACGCCCGCCGCGATCGACTGGAAGTTGCCAAGGGCAAGGCTGTATTGCGCCCGGCCGGTCATGGGGGATTTGTCGCTAAACGGCAGGGACGCGGCATAGTCGGAGATGGACGTTACCACCGCCAGCGCCGATTGTTCCGCCCGCGATCGGTCGGCTTGAACCGCCTGGGAGTTGAACTGCGTGAGAAGGGTTAGGCGCTCCTCGTATAGCACGCGGTCAAGCTGTGCCATCTGGTCGATATAGAGCGAGGATGCCTTGCCCGCGTCACCAAGGATGCCAAGCAACTGAGCCGAGAACGCGTCACGCTCTTGCGTCGCGCGCGCATCGAACGCCACGAGGGAGGCATCGAACGCAAGGCGGGGATCGTTGTCGTTTGTTGCCTTGGCCTGCCAGAAGCGCAGGTCGAAGCCCATTTTCGACCGATCCATCGTATCATTGACGGACTTTTCCGCAATGGAGATAGCCGATGCCCGTGCCGCAGTAAGCGCGTCTTCCTCGTGTCCAAGCTCACGCGCCGTTGCGATGGCGTCATCAAACTGGCGTGTCAGTTCCGTGATCGTCGCCGCGAGCGATCCAACGCCGTAGGTCATTTCGGTCTTGCTAAGTGCGATCAGCGCCGGGGCGGTGTCGTTGACGAACGTCGTGATGCGCGCAACGGTCGATTGCAGTTCCTCGAGGTTCGCGAATGCCTTGTTCTGTAGTGCGCGATTGAGTGTGCTTTCGGTGCTGCTGAAACGCAGATCCCCGAACGCGTCCGCGATGGAGCCGGGGCGGCCGTCACCCTGTCCGAAGCTCAACCATTTCCCGCTGTTGCCACCGATGATGCGCTGCTGGCCGAAATTGTCCGCCGATGTTCCGTTGGCGATGCGAAGACCCTGCGCCGCCAGGACCGCGTTGATCTGCGCCGTCTGTTGTTGCAGACCCGTTATCTCTGCCGTCGTATCCACGATTTGTGATTGCGTGATGCCAACGGATAGCATTCCGTCCGTCGCGTTTAGGCCGGTGGCGGAGAACGGGGTTGCTTTCTTGGGGCCGATCAGCCCGCCGAGCAGGCCGCCAGCCCCGCCGCCAAGCAGTCCAGCCAGTAGCGGACCGATGATGGCGCCGACACCTGGAATCAACGTCGCGGCGACGCCAGCGATCGAACCGAGGCCCGCTCCAATGCTTGGGGCCGGGCCGACTTTGCCAAGACTGGACTGCAGGAACCCGCCCGCCAGTGACCCAGCGCCGAAGCCCAGGCCGACGCCGCTGGCAAGCTGTCCGATCGTCACGCCAGCCGAACCGAGGGAATTGCTGATCCCCATATTTCCGGCAACCGCAGCTTCCGAAATCATGCCGCTCGGAGCAGTAGCACCTGCAATCTGTGATGCGGTCGCCGCTTCGATGCCAGGCGACGCGCCCCATAGGGACTTATTGAGAAAGCCGGAAATGCCGTTCCCGACACCGCCAAATAGCCCGTTGCTACCCGTGAGGCCGAGGTAATCTCCAATGCCGGATAGCTGCTTCCCAAAGCTGGTGAGCCCCAGCGCATCCGTGATCCCGCCAAATGTAGATACATTCGACGCCGCGTTCATGATGTTCAGGCCGCCGGTTGCTTGGCCGGAAACGCCCGCATTGCCGGCCAGTGTGCCCAGTCCAGTCCACAGGCTATTGCGCTGCGTGCCGCCGAATAAATTTAGGATCGGATTGACGACCGCAAGCTGAGCAGTGCTGGTTGCAACCGATCCCATGACGGAACGGACGATATTGGAGAAGCTGACCACCGCGCCCTTGCCGGACAGGAACGCGTCGACAATGCTTTGCCCGAGGCGGTCGAACGCGGTCGAAAGGATATCCGTGACCGCCTGCACCGAGGATTGAATGTGCCGAAATTCCTCGGCCGCGCGACCCGAGCGGATGAAGCTGTCCGATAAACGGCTAACCGTCGCGTCGTATTCCTTCATTCCCGGCTCTAGCTTTTCCTTCAACGCAGCCGCGTGGGCTTTCTCTTGCGCTTGCAGAAGGTTCAGGCTTTCGGCCGTGCCATCATATGCCGCGTTGATACGCAGTTGGGCATCGGTGGCTTCGTTGAGATCGCGGATTTGTTCGTTGAGTTTGTTTCCGCCTTTCGCGTTATCGAGCGTAATGATTTTGTCCGTTAAACGCTTAACCTCATCCGCATAGGCTTTCGTGCCCGTCGTCAATCCACCGGATATCGCCTTCGCCTCGGCTTCGCGTGCAGCCGTGATCTTCACGACCTCGGCACGGTTGACGCCATAGGCTGCGCTCAATCGTTGCTCTGCCGCGATTTGGCTGTCGTAGGTGTCGGCGGCTTTCTCTAGACCCGTGCGGTGGGTTTCGTTCTTCTTGATTAGGTCCGCGATAGCCTTGTCGTTGCCCTTGATCCCGTTGGTGTAGATGTCGAAAAGGTTCTTGTTCTCCTCGACGCGCGGGCCGAGCTTGGCCAACTGTTCCGCGAAGTCTTTGTTCTCTTGCCTGAAACCCTTAATCTTGGCGTCGTCGGTCGAGCCCCCGCGCGTGATGGCGAGGTTCGCGAGAGACTTCCCCGCATCCGGCGCGGCCATGCTTCCGCCAGAACCACCGCCGGAAATGGACGGCATGACACTAGACGCGGGAGGAATGCCAAACCCAGCCTCGGCCGCGTCTGCCTGTTCCTGTGCAATGGCGGCTCGTTGCGATATTAGCGCAGCCCGCCCGGCCGCTTGCTCGCGACGGAGACGCGCGGCAGTCGCATTCGTTCCGGGGATATCGCCAGACATTGCCGCTATGCGTGCGTCAATATCAGACAACCCACCATCTGCCGGCTTTGCGTTTGGCGTCATGAAGCTCGCCAGACCACGGACGGCAGCGCCTAGCCTCTCAACTGCCCAAATGACCGGCTCGCTTTTGGCGATGGAGTCCATAAAGTCGGACCACGCATTGCCAAGATCGCGGAGCGCCCTGCCCATCGGGGATAGCGACTCGTCATTCAGCCCCGCCACCCGGTCTTTCAACAACCGGAACGCTTCGTCCGCCGCCTTCGCCTTGTCCCCATGCTCCGTCATTACGTGGATGTTGGCGACCTGTTGGGCCGTGAGCAGGTTGAAGGCTTCATCCAGCTTCATGATGCCTTCAAAGCTCCCCTTGGAAGCCTCGGTCAGCAACTGGAATGTTTCGGATATGGATTTGCCAGACCCAGCAGCAGCGTCCGCCCCAAGCCCGACAATCCGCCCGATCGCCCCACTGGACAGCGACGGATTGCGAGCAAGAGCCGTCACCGCAGCCTGTGCATTGGCCTCAGCAACGCCCTGTTGCTTGAGTTGGGTGATGTAGCCTTGAAGCTGTCCGGTAGACAGTTCCGCCGAACGGCCAACGCCAGCAATGGCAACGCCTAAAGCACGCTGCTGGCCTTCCAGTTCGACCGATCGCGAGGCCACGGCATAGATGGCCAGACCGAACCCAACAATGCCGGCAGTAACGGCAATGATGCCAGCGTTCGCCGCGATCATTCCGCCAATGGATTTCGCCACAGCGCCGATGGACGTGTTGGACACGGCCATCACCTGACCGACCTGGCCACCCTGTTGAATAAAGGTGGTCATGATCGGCGCGCCGGACGCCAACTGCTGGAACACGTCAATCGACTGGATGCCGAGTTGGCGGACTGCGTATGACGCTTTGTCGGTCTGGCCGGTGAATTTCTGGGTGGTGTTGCCGGCGGTGGTCAGGGCGGTATTGACCGCCGTGCCGGCTTGCGTGAAGCGGGCTTCTACTGCTTGGCCATGCTCGATGGCCTTCTTCGTCGCCTGTTCGTAAACGACGGCAAGACGCGCAAGCTCTTGCTGGGTTTTCTCAAGAGGCGCGCCACGCGCATAGGCGTCCATCACGGCCGCAACCTGCGTTGCGTGCGACCTCTCGGCAGCCTCTAGCTTCTTCGTCGCCGCCGCTACACCGTCAATCTTTGTGGCAACGCTATCATGGGTCTGGTTTGTGCGCTTTAGGACCTGATCAGTGGTCTGGGTCGCAGTGCCGAGGCTCTGCATCGCCTTCGCGGCAGCCAGCAACGCGGCCTCATCCGCCTTCGCCTGCGCGGCAACCTTGCTCTCGTATACAACGCGGAGTGTTTCGACTGATACCGTCATGTCAGCGGTTCAACGAAATGTCGAGGGCAGGGTATGTCACTTGCTGGCCTCGCTCTTGGCTTTTGCCCGGCGCATGGAACAAGCGCCCCGATTTGAATGCACGCTGACGACGCCCGGCGATGAAAACCGGATCGTGATAGCGACCCTTGAGAATGTATGGCGTTTCGTATCCCAACACCGCGAAGGACGACGGCAGGAAGATGAACGTCTTGTTGAAGAAGACGTTTTTGAACATCTTCATAAGCCGTAGTCGCGCCCGCTCAACCGGATGTTTCGGGACGCTCAACCTCATGGCGCCGACTTCAACCTTCCGCGCATAAGGCAACGGATTGACAATGACCACATCCGCATCAAGCGGAATGTCCTCATAGTCTCCAGTCCATGGCTTGCCGTTTACGGCCAAGGTCCAAGCCCGAACAAAGTCGCCGTCATCCATCGGGGACGCCATGGCGAGTTGCAGCATCGACTCGCGGATGATTTTGTCCCACGAATTGAACCGATACTCGACGGCCCCACCTGGCCGCGTAGTTTCCTCTCGTGCGCCCTCTCGGCCGTCAACGACCGTGTCGTATCGTTCCGACGCTTGACCGGACCGGATAATCTCGTCTCGGTAGCCACGCGCGGTGATGGCAAACTTCCGCGCGTTAGCTTCCGGTGTCAGGTTCGCATCGACAAATTCGCGGATCGTGCGAGCAACGGTTAGGTGGTTGCTCGCCATCCGTCACGACCTCGGCTTGTTCTTGTCCACCCACCACGGAATGAAAACGCCATCCATGGACTGGATGCAGTAATCCAGCATGTCCCGGTCGTCGCCGCCGTAACCGTGGCCGTCACACCATGACCGAACCGCAGTCCATGCGATTTTGCCAGGAACGGACCGGATCATGACCCCGCCCATTCCAGTCCCGACGCCCGTAACGACGTGCGGGCGTTCATCACCAAGCCGCCACCACGCTTCCCATATCCAGTCGAGATGCGGGATGTTGTTCGCGACTTCTTCCACCTGTAGCCGCAACTCCGCGACCTCATGCGCGAAAACCTCGGCCACGTCCGGTTGCTCCGCGATTAGCCGTTCAACCTCGGCCAGCCGCGAAGCCGCTTCACCGCCCCCGGCTAGATGGTTTCGGAGGCGGTCACAGAGTTTCCCGCGTTGGCCTGCATGAGCGCGGAACGATCGCCCGTGACTTCAGCCGCCGCCGCCTGGGCCAGTTGCAAAAACAGCCGGTTCGCCTCGGGTTCCAGAAGCAGCGCCCGAAACGTGTCCTTGCTCACCGCAGGGCCGTCGTCGGTTTCCAGCAAGCCCCGAACATCAAGGAAGCATTCATCCGCCAGCGCGCGACCGAGGCACAAATCCTCGACCGACGGCGGCAGTGTATCCACAGACACCATCAACGCGCCGGGGTCGGTCTTGCGGTTGATCTCGCGCACACGCTCCATCCGAAGACGCTGGAACGTGTCGCGATATCGCGCCGTAAAGCCTCGGGTCTTGATCTCGAAGGGCTCGCCGTCGACTTCAACGGTTACCCACCGCCCATCGTTGATCCGGTCCGCATCCAACTGGATGCGCTTAAGAGACGCCACAGGTTGCTCCTATCAGTTTTCGACATATTCGAAACGGTCCAGCGTAATCATCGCGCTTGTGACCGTCTCTTCCTTCGATGCTGTCCACGAGAGCGGCAGCATCACGTCGACGTTTCTCCCGCTGGCGTTCGGGCTCCCGTCGCCCGAGAAGATCACGCGAGGAAGGGAGAAGATCAGCGCCTGATCCGACAACGAGTTGTAGACGTAGCTAGAAAGCGACGTTGGAGTTCCATCGAGGTATTTCGTGAGCAAAGCATTGTTGCCAAAATAGAACTCGGCCGTGCCGGTCACGTCCAACGCATGGCCGGTGATGCCCTGCGCCGATTCCGTGTCGATCGCCTCGACCATCGTCAAGTTATTGTTCAGGGCGATCGTCATGCCTCGTATGAAGTTTGGCGTCGCGATGGTGGTGCCGGCTTCTGTCACACGACCGACATGCACTCGCGTAACGAAAGGCGGATAGGTGGCCAGAACAAGCGAGGCATCCGGAGATGCGTCCTGCGGTGACGTGCTGACGGAGCCACCCATGCCCTGGAACGTATTTGCAACAGTGATGGGCTGGTTGAGCGTGAAATTGTAGGTCTGATTGGCAACGACCATGCCGGGGTGGACGAAATAGTTTGGCGTGTCCTGGCCGAGAAACCCGCGCTCGATGGTCTGACCGACCTGCGTGGTTCCGTTCTTGATCTGGTCGCCGATCCAGACCTTGATGGTTTTCGACGTGCCGCTATCCGTGGTCCAGCCCGTGGGGAGATGATCCAGCGTCAGCGCGAGCGTGGCAATGGCCGTGATGCGCGCTGTGCTGTTGAGCGCCGCATTGGCAAACTTGTCTGCCGTCGCGCTGCCACCAATCTTGATCCACTGTCCGACCGCCAGGCCGAGGGTAGTGAAGACCAGCCCACCACTGGAGCTGAGGCCGGTCGCTGTGGCGGTGATGTCGCCGATGGCGCCTTGGAAACCGACAACTTTCATTCGTGCGGCGGCGGCGGGGGCGACTTCGTCAGTCAGGCCGGCGCCGACATACGCCGAAACCGTTGCCGACCCCGTCGTGCATTTGAACACGCCGTTATTGCCCGTCACGCCAAAGCCCGTGAACCGCACAAGTTGCCCAGCAACAAACGCCGTTCCGGTGGTGGTCGTTACGACTCCACCAGACGTGGCAACACCGGTGATGACGCTATCCGCTGTGCCATCGTTGAACCGCGTCGCACGATTGGTGAAATCGTTGTAAAACGCGGAGCAGATGTCCGTATCGTTCGGGCTGTCGGGGAACGGATAGATCATGTCATATGGCAGATCGCCGCTGGATTGCTTGCCAAGTCGGATGATGTCCGACGCCATGCGATCAGACCTCATTTCGTTGGACGCCGCGAAGGTCGCGACAAGCTGCAACGTCTCGCCGTTGACGCGCCGGAGCCGCATACGCGGAGTGCCCGGCGTGGTGCCGACCGTCGTTTCGCGGACGGATGCGATTTGAGTGCGATTGCTAGACGGCATCTTCGTTGTCCTTCACGACAGGCGGGGGCAGAACTTGGTTGCGGTGCATGGCCAGCGGGACAACCGGCTTCTCCGGGTCATCCGGCTTCATGAAGCCCGTTGCGACACGATCCAAAACCGAAACCGGACCGTCCATTTCCTCGGCCCAGACAACATCGCCAATCGCGAAACGACGCGCGGGCGTGCTGAATGGCCGCAACACTGCGTAGCGCATGTTAAGCGTCCCTGACACTGTAAGATAGATTGTGACGGCACCAGACTGTTTTACCGGAGTTCCGGAAGTGCCGGACCTGATCTTCATGTAGTTGTAGCCTGCCCACTGGTCCAAGTCGGTCGTGCGCACCACGGTGCCGGCGGATACCGTCAATGAAACCGCCGCTCCGTCTTCGTCCAAAAGTTCATAGAACGTGATCCCGTCTATCGAGACTTGGAATGTCAGAACCGCATCATCCCAGCCAGCAGGGACAATGATGGACAACACAGGCTGGCGGGAAAGCGTTACGGCGGACGATAGAAATCCCCCGTCTGCAATGATTGTGCTCAGGTCTACATAATTCACGTCCACAAACTCCAACAAAGCCAGCGCATCGAATGATTTAGGGCCAAGAACCTCGTCACGGATGAGAATTAGAGTGACGAGGCCGCCTACCGTGTCGTCATCCGTATCAACGACAAGCGTTCCGTCATGATCTGCCAGGACGAATGCCGGCTGGATACGGCGGTTCGAGGTATCGAATGTCTCGATTGCGCGCCATGTCGCCTCAACCACCGCGCCTGATCCAATCCACCGACACGCTCACGCGGTAGTAGTTGCCGTTCACGTCTCCGGGGCCGCCGAGATCGCTGAAGATGTCCTGAAACTCGATGTTGGTATCCAGCGTTAGGCCACGGAACAGGGTGATAATCGCGTCCGCGTATTGGTCCGATAGCGCCGAACCGCCGCCCGATGGCGTGTATACGTGGAAAAACACCTGCCCGGTTTCGTCCCATCGGTTGCCGGTGCGGGGTTCCTCGCCAATGGATTCCTGCGTCGTGCTGTTGTAGCTGATCTGGATGAACAGATACGGCTGTGTGGTCCCATCACTGGACAGCGGCGGGACTGCCTCCGCGTTCTGGACGATGACCGGCGCAAACGTCCACCCGTCCGCGATATGAGCGACTACGGCAGCACGGACGATGGAGCGGGACATTTAGCCTCGGACAGTCAAATCAATGCGGTGCAGAACGCCGTTGATGGACGTTGGCGAAGCGTATTCAACGGTCCGAAGCCGGCCCTCGATGAGCATTTTGTCACCCTTGCGCGGCACACGAGGATCATTGATCGCGGGCGGGTTGGTCACAGCCTCGCCACCTGGCCATTGCGCGCGGATGATGTCCGTTGCGGAAATAATAACGTGGGTGTCGCCTTGGATGATCCCGCCGGATAGTTCGTTGGGCTGGTAGCCTCGGACAATGGCGCGGCAGGGGCAGTCGACGGAGACTTGGTTTGTTGTGCCGGTGACGCGTCGCAGTATTACGTCTTGGCCGTCGGCGGCTAGGAACTGGTCAAGGTCGGACTGAAAGGTCACGCCACATGCACCCGAACCGCCAAAACGCCGCCGGTCCATGTGCCAGTCGACGTAATGACCGCCCGCAGCTCCGTCCCGAGCCAATTCATCACCGAGTTAGCGGACAGCGCGGCAAACGCGGCAGGCGTGGCGGCTGCGGTAAGGACCGTGCAGGACTTCGACCCGGCCGCCGCAAAGTCGATGCTCGCAATCTCACGCCACACACCAGCGGAACCCATGCGGGACTGGATCAGCGCAACCGCCGTCGTGCCACCCGTGCCAGAGAACGTCGCCTCGAACGTGGCGCGCGTCATGCCGTCCAGGTTGGCGATGGCGGTTTGCGCCTGCGCCGTCACCGCAGTGGTGATTGTCTCGGATGCGAGGCTGTAGACGCCGGGGATCGCCATTCAAATTGCCCTATGCCGATACGGGCTAAGCAAGCCCTTGATTTCCGGAGGTAGCAATTCATCAGCGGGCGGAGGAACCCACCATTCTCGTTCGCCAACGCCTTCGATCCGTTGACGTTTCAGGTTCGGATCAAGCCGCGCATTCGGGCCGTCCTCTGCCCACAACACCCGCGCCAGTTTGGACGCCGCCAACTTCAGATCATCCGGGACCGTTGCCCATCCGGCAGTATAGACGACGGTAATCTTCGTCGCGGACCAATACGAGAGTTCATCGCTCACAAGCAGATATAACCAACCCGCCGCGCCGTCAGTCTCGTAATCCGCCGCGTCCAACGTCGATCCGTCGACAACCACTGATGCGATGGAAGTCACTGGCCACCGAGACAACGGGAGATACCGAGCGCCAACCACAATCCGGAACACTTCCGTCAGGGTTTCTGCCCGGAACGTCGGCGGGTTCACACCACCGACTGGGATGCAGCATTCCCGCGCCAAGGCCGAGGCCACACGGGCGTTGAGCGTCGTCAGTTCCGTGTTGTAGCTCGCACCCGTCACGCCCGTTGCGGACTGGATTTCAGCCAGCGTGAGCAACGACCGATCCGTTGCAGCGGTGGTGACCGTGAGCATTATCGGTCGAGCCGCGACAAGAGCGGGTAGAAGTCGCACGATACCGTTGTGCCATCGGCGTTGCGAAGCGTCTGGATACCGTTTTCGTCAATGCCAAGGCCAATCACCGCCGGGCCTTTCGGACCGACATTGCCCTTTGGACCTTCTTCGCCCGTCTTCCCGCGCTTGCCCTGTGCCGACATAAGCTGCCAGCCATCGCCGGGGCAGGGGCCGGGATCGTCGGACTTGGCCACGAACGACGCGCCGTTCATCGCAACCACATCCAGTTCACGATACAGCCCGTCCGGTTCCCACGTCCCACGAACAGCAAACGAACGACCATCAACACCCGGCCGCCCGGCCTGAGCGATGCAAAGCCAATCGTCATGCGGCGGTTGCCGGCCCGTGTCGCGGATCGCCTGGAATGTAGACCCATCCAGCGTCACAATGTCGCCGTCGTAATGCACGCCGTCCGCCCAAGCCTTGACCGCCGACAGACGACCCGGCGGGCCTGGATCGCCCTTGGCGGGCGGGGGAAGCGCGGAGACGGCGCCGGCAACCGCTTCGTCTACCAGTGCCACCACAATCGGACGCACATCCTCGATATCTGCATTCCGACCCGGCTCCGGCAGAGGAAGTTTCGCCACTTCCTCGCGGACCATCGCCGCGATAACGGCAGGATCAGCATCCTCACCCTTTTCGGCAGGGGGCAACTCGGCAATGGCTTCGTTGACCATCGCGCGGATAACGTCCGGGTCTGCGTCGTTGCCGTCTTTTGCCGGCGGCAGTAATGCAACCATCCGCTCCACCTCAGCCCGAATGACCGGCGCCACGTCTTCAAGCGTCACGGATCGGCCCGGCTCGCCATCCCGCACGGTCGCCAGACGCGCAACGACTATATCGGCCGAGGCACGTTCGGCATTGACCGCCCGTAATTCCCATTCCGCAGCCTTGGCCCGCAAATCGGAACATTCGGCCCGCAACTCAGCCGCCAGCAAATCGAACTTCTGTTGCAGTGCCTTTTCGATCCGGGCCGCCGTTGCGCCAAGTTCGCCAGCGAGCGCCTCAATCGGTGAGCGCAAGGTGTCGCTCATTGGATTGGCGATACGCGGCAATGGCACGGTCGGTAGACTGGTCATCGGCCGCGTTATCCTCTGCCGGGTCCGGCTCTGGTGTGGGGGCCGAAGTGGGGGCCGGTTGCGGAGGCTTCATGTCGGTGCCGTAGGACAGCGGGACCACTTGCTGTTGCACGCGAGGCATTGCCCCATGACCGCCTGGCACCGCCGGAAGATCGACCGTCGCGCGGGCTTCGTCTGGGCTGTAGATGCCACCGATCACGCCAGTCCGAAGCGCCTCGATCTGCTCGCGATAGGCACTGCGGAGAAGCGCCCTGGTGTCGAGTTCCATATACTCATCCGGCATACCCTTTAGCCGGAACAGAAGCCCGAACGCTTCCTCAATGTGGTTCAGGCAGAACCCGAGGCCGGACGCGATCCACGATTGCATAAGCAGTTCGGTTGAGGCGAACGTGGTCCCACCCAACCCGAGAACCTGCAACGGAAGCCGAAACGCCAGCGCGACGTTCTGATCCGTCATCTTAAGCATTTCGACAAGTTGCCCGTCGTGGGCACTGGACACGACCGGCTTTGCCTTCAATCCCCACGCAAGGATCGGTGTGCCGCCGGCATTTTCGCCCTGCGTCTGAGCATTCCAGCGGTCGCGAAGGTCGTTCGTCTGTTGCGTTGTAAGCTTTTCATCCGTCTCCAACATAAAGGACGGGCGGGCTTGGTTCAGGTAGAAAGCCACCTGCTGATTGAGCGCGGCGCCGGACATGGACAACTCAAGCGTCGTGGCCAGGATCGGAGACACGCCCTTGAGCGGATGTTGCGGAGTGTGCAACCGGATATGGAGCACGTCGCGCGCCGGGATCGGAGCGGACAGGTCAAACCGCCGGTCTACAATCTCATTGCCGCTCAGGCCGTAGAAGATGGAACCGTCCGTCGCCACCATGGCGAGACCATTCCGCATCTGGTGCAACTCAATAATTTCGCTGCGGTCGTTGCGGATCGCCAGAGCGAACGCCTCGCCATGCGTATACGTCCGGCGCGTCAAGTTCATCAGAAGATCGGAAATCGACTGATAGTCGTTCGGCCGGCGCAGGATACGGCTCAGGGCGGAATTGGCCACTCGTTCCCGCCCGCCATCTGGCATCTTCCGCCAATGATCGCCGGGGCACATGGCCACGGTCTGGGCATAAGCCGAAACGCAGGCTTCCACCATGGCGCTTGCTTCGCCGGCAGGCTGGATGCTGTAGCCGTTCTGCCACCAGTTGACGTAGCGGCCAGCCGTCGCGGAAAGCCAGCCGCCGTCGATCTGGTAGGGACCCGGGCGATATTGGCCTTCTACGGCTTTCTGTTTGCGTTTGAAGATGCGGGCCAGGATGCCCAAGTTAGCCTACCTTAGCTTCGCGCGTGCGATACCTGCCACCCTGCGTCGCCGGCTTCATTTCTTTGGTTCCCGGCTTGGCAGAAGCGGCGGCAATCTTCGCACGCTCCGCAACTGCATCAATCATCCGCGCAACAGGACCATGCGGCTTATACGCCACCGCCCGCCCATCAGTATGCCGAAGCACACCGTCAGGGCCGGCGGAAATTTCGGCAGGGTCACCCACCGAGCCATCCACCATGACGTACCAGACCTCGTTCATTCGTCGGCCACCGTGATAACGAAGGTGCCAGTCTTTGACGCGCCGGCCTGTGCCAGAACAATCTTGATCCGGTCGCGGGACATGGCGATCCGGTCATTCACCGCCGCACCTGCCGCCGCATACAGAGACGCAACGCCGGCTGTGCTGCATGTAGCGGCGCGCGGCCGAACGACCTCGGAAGCGTTGACGTTGGTATGAACCCAGACATCCTCGCCAGTCGCTTCAAGCGTGATCGTGAAGTCCACGCCGTCGGTGTATGGCGTCGTGCCATCCTTCACATACTGGACGGACTCGACATAGCCGGTGAGGAACGGCGTGTAGTGCGTGCCAACCGACGACCCATCAGATGTCGCGGTGACCGTGAATTTGCGAGAGCGTGCCATTGCCGGTCACCCGTCGATCGTAACGTGAAGCGTGCCAGTGGTCGCGTTGCCCGCGCCGTCGACCACGATCTTGATACGGTCGCCGCCGATCGCGATCCGGCCATTCACCGCAGTTCCGCCAGCGGCATACAGAGAAGCCGCCCCGGCCGTGGAGTGTGTGGCAGCGCGCGGATGACGCGTGGCCGAGGCGTTTACGGTATCCTCTGCCCACAGCGTCTCGCCAGTGGTTTCCAGCGTGCAAACGAAGTCGATTCCGTCCGTGAAGTTGGTCTTCACATATCGGAACGACTCAAGATGCCCATAAATCACGGGCGTATAAAACGTCCCATCACCGCTGGCATCAACGGTCATGTTCACAACAAAGCGGCGAACGGTCATAGGGTTTCTCCCCCGCACTCACGCGGACAAAACGAAACGCGGGACCCAAAGGCCCCGCGCTAGTTGGATCAGTAGGACGTGCCGTCGATCCACTGGACCATGCCGGACCGGCGCATCTTCCATGACACATCCATCAGCATACGAACGCCGATGGTGGCGGTCTGGAAGAACGAACGGACCGGATCGGCCGTGGTCGGTCCGGTGCCAGAGACGATCTCAAGAGGCGTGGTGTCCTCCATGTGGACCGTCGCCTGTTCCGACACGTCGAACTCAGGCATATCACCCAACGCCGTCGCAAAATCGGAATTGCGAATGGCGATCAGGCGGGCGGCGGTGGCGCTGGTGCTTTCAACGAAGTTCACGCGCCCCTGAATGGCGGTCATGAAGCTCCCGATCACACCGTCAGGACCAGGCATCATCGACATTGCCAGACCTTGCGCCGGGTTCATCACGACCGTGATGTTGTCCGCCGCGTTGGCGGCGAAGAACGGCGCCATCAGAGCCTTGAAGTCCGCCAGAACGGCCGCATAGTCGCCACCACCATAGCCGGAAGCAGCCGCCGACACGCCATTGAGCAGGCCGGCCGGGCGCGCGGTGCTGACGGCGGTCGCATCCAGAAGCGCCGCGTCCAGAATGGCGGCAGTGTCCTCAAGGATCGCCTGCCGCACCAGAGCCTCGATCGCCGGGGTGCTGCGCTTGGCCAGTTCGCGGGAAAAAGGGACGATCACACCCAGCTTTTTCGGCGTCATGGTCGTCGCGGCAGTCGTGATGCGCCCGACGCGGATGGGTGAACCTTCCGCGACAAACCCACCGCCAGCGCCGCCAGCCGTCCGGCTCGGAATGGACACAGTGCCGATACCGTCGAAGCTCAGGCCGATGCCACGCGAGCGAAGCGCCGGATAGATGGAGAACGGCGTCAGTGCTTGCAGGAAGTCAGCATAGGCGGTCTGGACGACCTCGGAAGCCCACCCGGAAACGGTGGTGGTCCCGATGGTCTGGTCCGCTTTGACGATCAGCGCAGTCGGCTCATGGCCGTTGTAGCGTTCGTGAAGCACCTGATCCACCGACTTGTTGCCGAAATGGGCAACGCCACGGACCACGGCGGCGCGAACCAGTAGGTCAAGGCCGGTGACATCCTTGCCCATCCGGCCGAGTGGATTGCGGATGATGGCAGGGGCGTTCGGCGTCGCGGTCAAGCCGATCTTCTGTTCCGACGCGCGGAGGGTCTTGATCGTGCGTTCGACGTGATCGACCTGCGTGTTCAACTCGTCGATGGCGTCCAGATCGGGGTCGTCCATGCCGCTCAGTTGAACGAGACGGTCACGCTTGGCAGTCAGGTCGGTTTCGGCGGATTCAATCCGCTCGGAGAGGGTGGTCATTGGCGTTTGCCTTTGGGTTGCAGGAGGTTTGGAGGCGTTCCCGCCAAGGCCCGAAATGGCCCGTTGCCTCACTCCGGCTTGCTCGCCAAAGGCTAGGGACATGGTTTCGGGAGATAGGTTTAGCGACTTCGCTAAGGCGACGGCCGCCGGATTTGCAGGGACGGAGACAAGCGAAGTCTCAAGCAATTCCTGCTTGGTGTATCGCTGCCCGCCATAGGGTTTGTCCTTGTCGATCGGTTCCCATTCTACGGGCCGGAAACCTACCGACACCGCGCGCAAAATGCCCTGCTCAACAAGCCCGATCAGTTCATCAAGCCGTTGGCTGGTGCCCCGCGCCGCCAGATTGAGGCGAGCCAGTAGTTTGCCACCTTCAACGCGGACATTGGACCAAGTGCCAATCGGGAACGAAGCGGAATGGCCGAACAGCGCAATGGGGTTTCGCTTGAAATTCCGCAGGTCCCACCCGCGCGCCTCGACGATATCGCCGTAGCGATCGACAGTCGCATCGGACAAAACGAATTCGAGGGAGCCGCCATCGGAGACGGCAGTTTTGTTGATGATGTCCATGTTCAATCCGATTGGAGTCAGGCGACCATTGCGAAAATGTCTAGGGTCGGAGATGCCTCGGCCTCAGCCGCCCCGGCCAGCATCGCCAGCACAACAAGCCCGTCGATGCGCCCGCGCTGCTGCGCCTTCACAAGATACCGATTTCCCCGCGCGTCGGCTTTCACCGCCGCGTTGCCAGCGCACCATTTCGTGATCGGGCTTTCGTCAATAACAATTTCACCATTCAGAATCATGTCTTCCAGAACGCCAAGCGAACGCGGCATCCACAGCATTTTGTCGCTGGTCATGCCCTGCGCCCCCTGCCCATGAATGACCAGCTTCAATCCGGTCCCGTAATTCTCATCAGGCGACCAGATCCAGGTATCAAACCCGATCGCGTCGCACGCGGCTCGGAAGTCGCTCATGAACGCCGGGTCGATCGCCATCATTTCCACGTCGTATTCAGCGCACATCCGTTGCGCCTCGACCGCGACGAACGAATAGTCGATCGTTCGCCCGGGAACCGCATTCAAAAACGGCGCCGGACCCTGTGCCCACTCGACATAAGAGGCCCGGTCCGTCCGAGCCGCTTCCGCCAGGCCATCCGCCGGCTTCCAATATCTCACCGCGGCGTTCAGCCGCCCCTCATCGTCGCGGCACCCGATCCCGAGCGCGGTCAAATCGTTCTTGCGGCTAAGGTCCAGCGACAGCCAACACGGCCGGCCATAGAACGTGTCCATGTCCACCCGGCCTTGCGCGCCTTCCCATGCGTCTAGGTCGATCCAGTATTCAGCCGTGCCGACCGGAATGCCGAAATACAGCCGCTTTGTGGCCAGCGCTTTCGCCATCCGACCCTTCGCGCTCTGGACCTCGCCGCGCACGTTCTCAATCGGGAACGTCAGACCGAGGCACGGCAGCGACTTCCGCCAAACGCTTTCGTCATTCATCGGGTCGTCACCCGGATCGGTCCGCGCAATCAACGCAAAGGCGGCATCGTCATCTGCCTCGCCACGCAAAACCGACTGATAAACCTCGGAATACTCGGTGCCGACCAACTGGTCTGCCGCCGGGGTATTCGTGCCCAGCAACATCAGGCTATCCCCCGGCATCTTGGCAATGGCCGCCTGCCAGGTCTCGATCGCGCCGCCCGTGCGCCATTCGTGGATCTCATCACCCAGCACCAGCGACGGACGCGGGCCGTTCACACGTTCATCACCCGCCAGCGCACGAAACACCGACCGTGTTGCGGGATGTTCGATCATCCAGGACATTTGCCCGTTGCCCCGGATCAGGACTTCGCCGATGCTTTCCAGCGTCTCGTCTTCGCGCCCCGGAATAGGGGCTTGGCACATAGCCGCAGCGTCCTGGAACAGGACGTTGGCCTGGTTCCGGTCCTTCGCGATGGCGTAGACCTCGGAGCGAGCGATACCGCACCAGCCCATGACGTAGAGGCCGAGTGCCGCCATCAAGGGGCTTTTGATCTGCCCCTTCCCCAATTCCAGCCAAGCATGCCGGAACCGCCGCCGTCCGTCCGTCCGCATCCACCCGAACAGCGAGCCGACGACAAACGTCGTGTAGCTCGGCAGGTTGAACGGCTCGCCGACCTTGGCGCCCGCTGTCACCGACAGCACCGCCGGGAAGAATGCCTGCGCCCGTTCGGCCTGCTCCGGCCGCCAATGCAGCCCGCGCTTGGGTCCGTCCGTCAGGTCGCGTAGGTGCCGATCGCAAGCCAGCCGCATGAGGTGGCCGGACACCACGTCACCGCCGACAACATCTTCGGCCCAAGCCGAAGCAGGGTCCGTCGCTGGGTGGTATTTACGCTTTCGCCGCAAGGAAGCGGTCCGCCGCATTCGTCGCCTTCTTCGCCGCAGCGGCCTTGCCGACCCGGCCGCGCATTGATGGCGGCAGGCCCAACTCGGACTCGATCTTCATGACCTTCTCGGATGCGCCGTTCGCAATGGACAGATAGGGGTTTTGCATCGGCGTCCCAGTTCGCGGCGCTGGGACCACCGGCCCGTGTTTCGTAATGTGTGCCTCGGCCAGTCGCCACCGGGCATAATTCACCGACAGCATTTCCAGCGCGGTCGCGTTCTCCGGCCCCAGGGTCCGCATGCGGGTCATGTCCGCCACGGCCGCATTCCATTTCTCGCTGGCAATCTCGGCGGATCGCTCGCCCCAGCTTTCGCCTGGGTATTCCGTCAGCCAGTCCGGTTCCGATACCGCAGCCGAGGCAAAAACCCCAGCAACGATGTTATCGGCCAGCGCGGCCGGTTTTTTGCCTCGCATTACCCCACCAATCGCCAGCAGCAGCCGGCATCCATGTCGCGGGCGCGTCTCTCACATCCGATGCGGCCAGCAGGTTCACCGCGTCCGCATGGACCATGCGCCGGACCGGAAGCGGCCGCCCGCGCGCCCACATCTCATCCATCATGTCGTCGACCACCGCGTAGATTGCGGAATCGTCGGATACGTCGAATTGCTCAAAGCGCGGATTGGCGTTCAGGTTCATGGAACCCCGGATCACCACCCGCCATCCACATTCCGTCGAAATCGTCACGATCTTCGCGTGGCTTTTCGTCACCCGCACGCAGTCGTCACCGAACTGCGCCTGTAGGTCCGCCACGATCGGCATGTCCCGCTGTGCGCCGGCCCAGTCCATCACCAGCCGGAAGCCGGACACCGCGCCGTTGGTCATGAATGCCGTGATCGCCGCGACCTCGTATTCCGCAATGCACCAGGTCCACACGGACACGTCAGCCGGCCCGGTCTTTGCCAACACCGCCGACGCAATGTCGATCATTGAAAATTGGCCTTTTGTCAGGCCAAACACGTGAGCGCCACGATCGAACCCAGCAAGCGCCTCAGTCGCGCTACCCAGGCAGCGAACAGCGGCCGATTGCCGCCGCTTGAATGCCAAAGTCGAACCCTTGGCGCGCATCTCGCTCGGGTTGGTCCCGAATGCTTCAAACTGTGCCATGTATTCCTCCTTAACTTACGGATTATACTAGCATATTCGGCATTCTTTACTAGCCGTTTGTTGGCTCCCAAGGGGGCTATGGTTAAATTGGTCTCACTGCAAGCGAACGCCCG